CCAGCAGGAGATGCTGGTTCGCATCAACATCTTCACGGTCGAGGATCTGGCGGCAGCCAATGACGAGGGCCTGCGCCGTATCGGCATGGGCGCTCGGGAACTGCAGAGCAAGGCCATTACCTGGATTGCCCAGCTCAAGGACAAGGGCCCTCTGTCCATCGAGCTGACAGCCACGCGGGAAGAAAACCGCCTGCTCAAGGCTACCGTGGAGGATCTTCAGAAGAAGCTCGACCAGGTCAATGCACGGCTGGATGCAATGCCTGTCCAGCAGATCGTAGAGTCTCCACAGACGATTACGGCGGACGACATCCTGCCGGAAGCGGAACCGAGTCAGCGCAAGCGCAGGTAAGGCGTGAACGTTCTGGAATTAATCCAGCGTTGCGCCAATGCTCTGGGCATCCCAGAGCCGTCTGTGGCCGCTGCTGCTACGGATGATTCCACGGTCCAACTGGTTGAGCTGTTCAATCAGGAGGGACGATCTCTGTCTGCGCGCCACAACTGGCAGGCGCTGACCTATGAGGCATCATTCACGACCCTTGCGGCTGAATCGCAGGGCACTCTGTCATCGTTGATCGGGTCGCAGACGCTCAGATTCATCATCAACGACACGATCTGGAATCGCACTACCGGCCTTCCGGTATTCGGTCCTGTAGCCCCCAAGGTATGGCAGGGCTATAAGGCGCTGAACCTCACTGGGCCGTATCCCGAGTATCGCATTCGTGGGAATACCCTGCGGTTCTACCCAACGCCCACTGCAGGGCAGACCTGCTATTTCGAGTACGTCAGTAAATCCTGGTGCACGGACTCCACGGGAGCAACGTATCGCACGAATGTCGTGGCAGATACCGATCTGCTGCTGCTCGATGATGAGGTCATGTTGGCGGGATTGGAATGGCGGTGGCTCAGAAAGAAGGGCCTCTCCTATGCGGAGGAATTCGCCAGCTACGAGCAACTGGTAGCTCAAGCCATTGGTCGTGATGGCACGAAAGCCACGCTGTCGATGGATGCAGAGCCCAAGAAGGTTCGGCCGGGTACATTCGTTCCTGTTGGAAGTTGGAACCTGTAATGCGCCAGCCACAGGAGATCAAGGTCCGGCCTGGGGCGCAGAAGTCCTCATCGACCTCCATTCCGGCTCCCATCGGTGGGCTCAATGCGCGCGACTCTATCGCGAACATGAACGCCAAGGACGCGGTGAAGCTGGAAAACTGGTTCCCCAAGACCACCAGCGTGGATGTGCGCAACGGCTACACCGCGTGGAATACGTTCACCGGCGTGTGCCAGTCGATCCTGGTCTACACCAGTGGCAGCGCGACCAAGGTATTCCCGTGCGTCAAGAATGGGGCGACCTACAGCATTTTCGACGGCACCAGCTCTGGCGCTCTTTCAGTTGCTGTCGTAGGTGGGGGTGGCGCAACTGTTGCCGCGATCACGAACACGCGTTACGACTACGTGAACTTCGGCACCACGGGCGGACAGTTCATGTCCGTGGTCAACGGCTCGGATGCGCCTCTTCAGTACGACGGCACCACCTGGACCGTCTCTACGATGACGGGCGGAACCCCTGCAAATCTGTTCACGGTTGGCGTCTACAGTTCGCGTCTGTGGTACTTGCAGAAAGACTCGATGAACGCCTGGTATCAGGTGACATCCGCCATTACCGGCGCGCTCACCCAGTTGAACCTGGGCAGCATCTTCAAGCTGGGTGGGTATCTCAACAGCGTCATCACGATTACCGACGCCGCTAACACTCTGTCGGACTACATCGGCTTTCTGTCCTCGGAAGGCGAGATCGTAGCGTATACCGGCGATCCGGCATCCACGTTCACCCGCGTGGCGCAGTTTCGCATCGGAAGGCCAGTCATCAAGGGTAATCGGTGCTGGACGAAATGGGGATCGGACGCATTGGTGCTTTGCACTGACGGTGTGTATCCGCTTCGCAAGGCCATTCAGGACAACAGCCGGGATTCTGGACTGTCAGTGTCGGACAAGATCCGAAACCTGATCAATTCCGACATTTCCCTGCATGGTGCCAAGTACGGATGGTCAGTGACGGTTCATCCCACAGGCGCAAAGCTCTTTGTCAACGTTCCAACGTCTGAGGATGTGGACAGCTACCAGTACGTGATGAACACCCAGACGGGTGCGTGGTGCAAGTTCACTGGCTGGACTGCTTTCTGTTTCGAGGTCGCCAGAGACACGCTGTATTTCGGTGGCAGCGGGAAGATGGTGAAGGCAGACACGGGGACCGTGGACGGCAGTACCGCGATCATGGCTGATTGTAGGCAGGCCTATAACTATCTCGGCACGCGCGGCCTCGCCAAGCACATGCGTCTCATGCGACCCGTCATGGCCACCGATGGCGAATTCCAGTTCGCCATTACCGTGGATGTCGATTACACCGACCGCGACATCAGCACGCTCTACAACGTTCCGGGTGGTGGTGGAGACCCATGGGGCGGCGTGTGGGACGTGGCGTGGAGCGGGGCTGTGCAGGCTCAGAACCGTTGGTATTCGGCTGTCGGTATCGGTCATGCCGTCGCGCCAAGGCTTAAGGCACAGACTGCCAGTGTGTCGCTCTCCTGGTCCGCCACGGATGTGGCGTATGAGGCCGGCGGGGTTGTGGCATGAGGTTCGTCTACGACAAGGACGCCTGCGCAAACTTCGCGGCGCGCGTGCTCAACTCCGATAAGAACTGGGGCGACTGGTTCCAGTGCATCGGACTAGAGCGAGATGGAAAGCTCTGTGCTGTGGCCGTATTCAATGACTACACCGGGCACAACATCGAGATCACCGTTGCGAGCGACGGTCGCTGGGCATTTCGTGGAGTGATTCGGCGCGCATTGAACTACGCATTCAAGGAATTGAAGTGCCGGCGCATCACGGCCCATATCCGGCCCTCCAATGAGCGCGCATTAAGCGCTGCTAAGCGTGTCGGGTTCAAGGATGAAGGCCGCGCTCGCCTTTGGTTCGGTAACGAGGATGCGGTCATTTTGGGGCTGCTTTCCGATGAGGTATTGGTATGAAGACCCCAAAGGCCCCTGCACCTCCTGATCCATACGCGCAAGCGGATGCACAAACGCAGTCCAACAAGGACACGGCGACGTACAACAACGCCATTACCCATGGCAACACCTACACCCCGCTAGGGGATTCAACCTATACGGGTCGTATAGATCCTGTAACGGGAGCCACGGTCTACGATCAGACGATCTCTCTGGACCCGTCGCAGCAGCAGTTGCTGGATGTCCAGAACCAGCAGGATCTGTCACTCGGCCTCACCGGCAACAAGATGCTTGGGCAGATCGATTCGGCTATCGGAAGGCCCATTGATACGTCTGGCCTTCCTGATCGTGCCGGTTCGTTGAACGTCAATGGTCCAGGCATTCAAGGCCAGATCGATACATCTGGACTCCCGGCGCTTTACGGCGCGGATGACCTGGCCGGGGCACGCCAGCAGGTGTCGGATGCGCTCTACCGGCAGCAGGCCGCATACCTTGACCCGCAGTATGCCGACCGAGAACAGGCGCTGCGGACGGAGATCGCCAACAAAGGTATTGCTGAAGGCTCTGAAGCGTGGCGAAACCTGCGCGATCAGTTTGATCGTGGCCGTAGCTTCGATTACTCGCGTGCGAGGGATTCCGCCATTACGGGTTCTGGCTCCGAACTGGAACGGTTGGCGAATATTGCTCTGGCGAATCGCGGCCAGATGTTCGGCGAACGCGCGACATCTGCAGGTTTCCAGAACGATGCCGAAAGCCAGTCGTTGTCTGAAGCGCTTGCCAGAGCGCAGTTCCAGAATCAATCCCGCGCGCAGGGACTGGATGAGCTGTACGCCGAAAGGGCACGGCCGCTGAATGAATTCTCCGCGCTGCGGGGATCGACCCAAGTAGATGTGCCGCAGTTTTCATCCGCGCAAAACAGCGTGACCAATCCTGCAGATATTGCGGGGTACATCGGGCAGAACTACGCAAATCAGCTCGGCGTCTACAACGCCAAGATGAATAGTCGCAATGCATTGTTGGGCGGGCTGTTTGGATTGGGTTCCGCTGCTATCGGGGCGTACGGAGGCTGACATGCCCAACACGCGCAATACGACAGTGACAACCCCGACGACGGCTTACACGGAAGCAGCACGACGACGCGCCATGGCCGATGCCTTGCTGCAACGGTCTCAGGCACCGCGCGACATGACCGGATTGCAGGGCAATGCTGCCATTGGAGTAGGACTTGCCCAGTTGGGCGAGGCATTGCTCGCGAGACGCGCAGGGAAGAAAGCCACTCAGGCGGAAACGTCTGCCGACCAACAGATGCGGGACATGAATTCCGCGGCCATCGAAAAACTCGCCGGGCCGTATCAGATTGAATCCGTGGATGGCGAGCCCGCAACGCCGTTGCTGGGCGGGGCACTGCCCGGCTCGCAGATCGATGCTGCGTTGTCTGGATCTGATCCGAGGCAGGCGAATCAGGTCATTGCGCAGGCTCTGCTGAGTCGCTCGCTCCCCAAGGAGCAGGAGGCCTACACGCTCAGTCCAGGGCAGATGCGGTTTGTGGGAGGTCGTCCGGTTGCAGGTCTCCCGGATAAGCCGGCCACCCCTACCAACGACATGCAGAACTACCAGCAGGCCGTTAAGGACGGTTTCAAGGGTTCGTTCTTCGACTACATGTCCAGCCTGCGCAAGGCAGGTGCCACGAATGTCAGCCAGCAGGTGACGGACGGCAAGTACAACAATG